TTCACCATCCATAGGACTTGTCCATAATGAATACACTGCTCTTTCTATCATACACCACTAGGATTTAAATTAATACCTAATTGCTTATAGATTTCTACATAAATTTTAGAGAGACGTTTAACCTCATGATCTTCTGTATATGTTACACCATCTATTTCATAAGTAAGAAGCTCTTCTTCTTCAAGATTTGAAATACCAATTCCTGAGAAAAGTCCACTGTAATAGTAAGGCGATTCAGATCCATATTCTATAATTTCAACATAAACATAACTTTTATTAGACCCTGTTGGAGAATAGTTATTTAAATCTTCTGAGGATGCTGTTCCAGAAACAGTTCTTTTAAATGGAAAAAACTTTATAAAACTTGTTCCTTCTTCTGCATTTTGTACAATAAGACTTTTTTCTGTTAATATCTTATCTAAAATAGTTAAACTTGAATCATTGTTTTCCCAAGCAGGTGTAACTTTAATATGTGTTTTATTCCAAGGTCTTGATCCACCACCAATAAATACATTATATAATGATCCATACCCATCAGTTGAACGTACCCAAATAAGATCAGTTTCAAATGTATTTTCTAATACATCATTGTAAAAAATAGTAATAGTGGTTGGAAAATATACAAGTTGATTTCCACTTCCATATAAATAAGCTGTATATCCTCCTGTATTAGTACTGTCTGCATCTATCCAAGCTGCATCACTAGGATCTCCACCAAACGGTGTTAAGTTAAGAATAGAATCTCCATTAGCATATTGAGTTTCTCTAAGATTTTGAGCAAGCCATATTTGTGTTCCTATTTTTACGGTAACATATGTAAACCCATTATTTCCTGTATATGGATCAAGTGAACTAGTATCTGATGTATCTCCATCATTAAGAAGAAGTTCTCCTGCTGTAGCTTCTCTCATTAAACGAATAGAATAACCGGATGCTTTAGAAAAAGCTGGTGTACTTAAAACATTACCTGTTGCATTAATATTACCAGCATATGCATGTGTAGTATCGTACTCCGTAGAACTCCACCAGTAAGCGCTGTCGCCAATTGCAATAAAACTACCACTTTGCGCTCTAAAACCCCCACCTAATGCACTAAAATTATAATCATCTGTTCCTCCACCATTGTTTAACCATCCATAAAAAGGATAAGTTGTAGAGTTTAACGTAGATTTTAATTTAGTACCTGATACAGCGCCACCAGCAAATGTTGCTAATGTATCCCAATCTGTATTACTAGGTACTCTCCATTCATTAGGAGCTGTTAATCCTGTACCACCATCTGGATTAGCTAACCCTCTAACATCATCTACTGCATACCAATTGTATAAATAACCATACCCAGGCCAATCAATAGTTTGTGCAGCTATTTTAGCTCTATATACTCTATAAGGAAGTTCAAATGGATCTGGTGCATCTATCGTAATACTAAAAGTATCTGTATCTGGATCATATGCATTTGTAGCATAAGGTGCGTTGATATTTAAATTAGATACAGGACCTTCTCCATTAACAGTAATTGAACCACCTCCTGTACCACCTCCACCTTGAGCATTAATTTGATCAATAAGATGGTTAAGGTGTGCTAAACGTGCTAGTTCAGTGTCTCCTGCTATTTTACCTAAATAAGGATCAGGACTTTGTGCTTTAATTTTTTTAATTGGCATTGTTATATATTTTTATTATTTAAAATTCATTAGTAGATATAATACCATTAGGCTCTAACGTTATTTTTCTAACATTTGTAGGTTGAGAATTATACGCTGGACGTCTAACTTGTACTAAACGTTTTTTAAGTATTCTTGTAACACTCACCTTATCTCCTTGATTACCACCAAGTACATGATATGCTGTAGAATCTTCTCCTACATAAAAACCTACGTGACCCCCTGATTTTCTTGTAAATGTAAGAATGTCGCCTAACATAGGCTCTGTCACTCTTACACCAAACTTATTCCAATTGAGAGCCCATAGAGGTTGGTCTACAACAGGTCTAGCTGCTCTATGTATAACAATAGCAGCATACAATCCACACCAAGGAATGCTATCTGCTGTATATACATTTTGTATTCCAAGTTCTTTAGCCCATCCCATAATAACAGGGTTATTAATATTTCCTACTGATTCTGTAGTACCAAAAAGTTCTACAGCTTTAAGAAGATGTCTTGGAGCAGGTTCTTGTTGTAACCATTGATATGCTTTAGGTAAGTTCATATTATTGTTTTTTAGGTTTACCTATTGGTCTTGTAGGTTTAGGTTTACCACAACCACATCCGTAAATTGCTGTACTTTGTATCATAGTTTTAGGTTTTTAATTTGACATCACGTTTGTTTGTTGCCATTTTATATTTAGTTTTAAGAGATTAACATGCTGCTCCAAATCCTATAACAACACTATTTTCAACAATAAACGTTCCAACAGTATTACCATCATAATAATACCCATCTGGAACAGGCTCATAACTTATTGTATTAATAGTTAATTGTCCATTACAAGCAAGTATTCTATAATCTGTTGGGGAAGATGGATCAGCGCATTCTAAAACACTATACCTTAATTGTACAACAATCCCTATACTACATGAAGGAGGCTCACAACAAATGTCATAAGGAACCTCTTTCCATGTACTAGGCTTATCAGGATGTGTTCCTTGTGTTACAATTAAGCTACCTGGAACTAGTTTTCCATTTTTACCATATCTAACAAAAGCGCGCTTTTTTGCCATAATAATTAATTTTATTCCTCTGGAAGAGGAGCTTGTGTATTTGATTGATTATCAACCTTTTTGTTAATCATAGCTGAATATGTTGTTAAAGATAAAAGAGCTGCTATGAGAGCAGCTTCAAGTCCAAGTAGCATTGCTACATCTGCGTAAGATTTACCTGTCTCCCACTTATGTATAATGTGAGAGGTGTTTCTTACAAGATCTACAGAAAATACTAACGCAAGCACTCTTCTAATAGAAAGCTTGTTATTAGTCCCAAGCCAAACAGGTTCTATATATTTAAAAAGCTTTTTCACACAGATTCTGTTTCAAATACTTTTTTATTTCTACCATCTGTAGATAACCCACTGCAAATCAATACCATATCATTATTTGGTATTGCTGGTGGATTTGTTGGAAGCATAGGAATTACAGCTCCTCTAGAAAACACTTGTCGCTCAAGATTATCAATCCTTGTTTTATCTATACTAGACTGTTGCATAAGCTGCTTTACATCAGATTTAATCTCTTTTATATCTTGCCAGATATAAGCACCAAAAACAGTCAAAAGAACAGGAAAAAGCCATGCTTTAACTTGGTCTACACTTTTAGATTTTTGAGTAACCATTCTAAAAAAATATATAATAAATAAAAAATAAAAAAAATATGATGTACCAGATTAAAATTTTGTGATATAATATAAAAATATTACAGCATGAGGATATGCTAGTCGACTGTACTTTCAACCCAAAATTTTAAATAGAGTTCCTGGTACTAGGCTAAACTTTTCTATTTTAACATTTCTACAATATAATATACTAAAATTAAATGTAATTTCAAATAAAAAATCAATGAATATGCTTAAAAACACAGAAAAAAAGATTTTAGAGCAATTAACTAACAAATTCATTAACGATGTACGAAAAGAATTAAATATACATATATATCCAGAAATTAAAGGAAATCTACTATTTTTAACTAATAAAACTACTAAAAAACTATCATTAGAGGAATTACAGACAATTTTTTCCCAAAATTACCCTAGAATTAATGGCGTCACTCATTTTAGATCAAAATCTAGAGCTAGATATTTAACAGATGCCAGATCTATATTTTGTCATATTGCTAGACGAATGAGATATACAACTGTAGAAATTGGTAAATTTTTAAATAAAGACCATACTACTGTTGTTCATATGACACAAAAAACTAATGATCTTTTACAAACAGATCCATTTTTTAACGAACTTTATACAGATATATCAAATAAAATAGATGATTATGATAAAACTGCTTGAAGCTTTTACAGAAGAAGATATAAGCCCTAATAGTGTTTATTTACTTTATTGTTTAAAAAATAGAACTAAACCTAAAGTAATAAATATGCATTATGAATTAAGAATTTTATGGGCTGATAAACTCATAGATGAAGAACATAACATAACAAGTAAAGGGTTTGCTTTACTAGAAAAAATTGAATCTAAATATGATATTGATAACAATAAAATTAAAAAGAAAGATGGGTTGACAGAAAAAGAAAAAGAGTTTATAAAAGCTTATAGAGAAATATTTCCAAAAGGAAATTTACCATCCGGATCTCCAGCTAGATCTCCCATAAAAGAACTTGAAAAGAAGTTTTTATGGTTTAAATCAAACTATACATATAGCTGGGAAACTATATTAAAAGCTACTAAAAAGTATGTTCAACAGTATGAAGCAGAAGGATATCTGTACATGAAAAACTCTAGCTATTTTATATACAAAAGCGGTATAGATAGAACTACTGTCTCTGTGTTAGCGAGTTATTGTGATATTATTGTAGACGAAGATCCTAATGAAACAAAATCTGCTGAAAATTATGCAGGTGCAATTTAATAAACAATATGGAGTCAATTTTAAAAGTTTATCCAGCTAAATTTTGGCATGATGAAGTAGTCATCATTGGAAATGAATCTGGGTTACATAAACTTAAAACAATTATAGAAAACGCATTAAAGGGAGTTCCTGATAGTGCATATGTTAAAGAAACAGATGGAAAAAGTTATAATATTTCTTGTAAAATGCACACAGGAGATATTATAAACGATAAACTACCATTACATTATGAAGAAGAAGATATTGATATTACAGATGAAGAACGAGAATTTTTAAGTAAATTTCTACTTGAAAGTAAATAATAATTTTATGAGAATACCAAATTGGATACATCGTTTATTATTATCTATATGTTTTTCTATATTTAACTGGTTTATTATCAATTTATTTGCTGAAATAGAACTTTGGTTATATATAATTATTGAACTTTTCATTGTTATATCGTTTAAACTTTATATATTTACATGTTCTTATTTTAGAATAAATGACCAGATAAATATTAGAAAAAATGGGTAATATTATTCACATCAGTGAAGCATATCAGGCTGCTCTTGACTATATGCGACAAAGAAAAGAAGGAGAGATTAAGAGCATAAAAACACCATGGTCAAAAGTTAATCAAATGACTATGGATGGTTTAGAATGGAATAATATAATTGTTATTGGCGGTAGACCTGGTTCTGGCAAAACTATGTTTACCAATCTAATAACAAGAGAGGCGTTTAAATTAAATCCTGATCAAAAATTTGGTGTTTTAGATTTTCAGTTTGAGATGATTGCTAGAACAATAGCAATGAGAGAATTTTCTGGTTCATTAGGAAAAAGTCTTAAAGATTTATCAAGTTGTTATTCAGAAATTTCAGATGACGATTTTGAAGCAGCATATAAATATGCTAAACAAAATGGTGATAAGAATATCTGGACTGTTGATAAACCTTTGACTGTTAAAGAAATACAAGCTAAAATAGAGGAAATGTTAAAAAGGTTTAATATGCCTTTTATAATAACATTAGATCACTCTGTACTTGTATCTAAAAGTTCTAGTGAAAAAGATCAATTTGATACTTTACATAATTTAGCCAAAATGATGACTAATATGAAAAAGTATCCTGTTATGTTTATTGTTCTCACTCAACTCAATAGAGAAGTAGAAAGCATTGAAAGACAAAAACCGGGAACTTATGGTAATTATTTGTTTGATTCAGACATTTATGGAGGCGACGCATTACTACAACATGCAGATCTTGTTTTAGGTATTAATCGTCCTTCCAAATACAATCTTAAAGTGTACGGTCCTGAAAGATATCAAGTAAACCCTAAGCACATTGTTTTACACTATTTAAAAAACAGAAATGGTCAAGCTGGTAAATTTAGCTTTTTTGAAGAAGATTTTGAAAAAATGAGACTTTATGAAGTTGAAGCTCCTGCGCGTACTGTTTCTTAATTATTTTATCAATACTTATATTTATTATGCAGACAAAAACAAAAATTGAGAGGTCAGTAGCTCTGACAGCTCTAAAACAACGAAACGAAAACAATTTTAGAAATTTAGGTTTGTTAAATCCAAGTTTTACTATTAAATTTGCATACACACCTAAACACAGAGAAGACATGGTTGTAAGCATGTTTCCCTCTGAAATGGAATGTACAGATGATATTTATTTAGAATTGACTGATGGTAATAATTTACCAATACATGAAGAGCCAGTTCTTTATAAATTTAAACACAATCCTTTTTATAATCAGGGTGAATATGAAGTTATTCCCCCAGATCCATCTAGAAATAAAAATTCTGAAACATACCTTATACCTGTTTCAGAATTAGAAATTGTATCTAATAGTGTTGTTAAAAAAGAAACTCCTAAAAAAGTTTTTTCAACAGCCATGTTAGATAATAGTGATAAAGAATCATTTTCAAAAGAAAAAGAAGATGCTCATTATTCAGAAATGACTATTAGAGATCTTGCTGCAATTCTTTTAAAATCACCAGTTAGTAATAAAAAATGGTTAAATACTCTTATTAATTCAACAAAATAAAATGGCACAATCAGTATTAGTTATTGCAGAATCAGGTTGCGGTAAGTCAACCTCTATAGAATCATTAAATCCAGAAGAAACATTTGTAATCAATGTAGCAAATAAACCGCTACCTTTTAAGGGATGGAAAAGTAAATACCCTACTTTTGATCTCCTTACAAAGAAAGGTAATTGCGCAAATGTTAGTACACCAAAAGATATAGAAGCTGTTTTGAAAATTGTAAATAACGATAGAAAAGAAATTAAAAATATTGTTATAGATGATTTTCAGTATATGTCAGCTTTTGAATATTTTGGTAGAGCTACAGAAAAAGGTTTTGACAAGTTTACTCAGATGGGTGCAGCTTTAGCGCATATAGCAAAGCTTCCAATTCTTATGAGAGAAGATCTTATGGTTTTCTATCTTACTCATGCTGAAGAATCAACTGATTTAGAAGGCCGTAGAAAAGTAAAAGCTAAAACTATCGGTAAATTAGTAGACGATAAGCTTACTTTAGAAGGTCTTTTTTCAATTGTTTTGTTTGGTAAAGTTAAAAAAGACAAAGATGGTAACATGAGATATGTATTTGAAACACAAAACAATGGAGAAAATACATGTAAATCTCCCAGAGGAATGTTTGGTTCATTTGAAATAGCAAATGATCTGCAAATAGTTAGAGATTCTATTATTAATTACGAAAAATAATCATTCACAATTTTAATTATTAATTATGTTAAGTACAAAGAACATCCAAGCGCCAACAGGCAAAATCCCAAAAACAATTAAACCAGGTAATGTTAATGCGAAAATTTTAGACATCACATTGCAACCTACAAAAAATGATCCTAATTCTTTATATTTAGTATTGCATCTAGAAGGTGAAGATCAAGGTCCTGAATTTGAAGGATTTTTATATGATAAAGATGCTCCTAATAAAGGTAGAGCCAAAGGTCAAGTTGGTAAAGTTAGATATTCAGCTTATCCTTATAGAGATGGCGTTACTAAAACTGGTAAGACTAAAGAAAGAAATAATGAAATTCTTAGAGCATTGATTGAGATTGCAAATGTTAGCAATAATAGAGAAGCTTTAAATGCTATTGAAGCTGAAACTATTGAAGACTTTGTAAAAATGGCTGCTAAAGTATTATCAGATGGTAAATTTTACAAATGGTGTATTGGAGGTTCAGCTTATATAAAAGATGATGGTAATAAAGACTTTAGTTTACATCTACCAAAGTATGATAAAAACTTTAAGAACTTTGAATTAATGGGTACTGAGCCAAGCAAAGTTCATGTTTTTAATTATGCTACTCATGTAGAAGATAAAACTGAAGAGCTTGTAAAAGAAGAATCTGCAGGATGGGGTGAAAAACAAGAAGTAACAGCATCTGGTTCTTGGAAACCATCTTCTTTCGATTTATAATATAGTATATAAACTTAAACAAATGGGGGTAGCTATCTACCCCCTATTTTATTTTATGCTATCTACTAAATATTTAGTTCAAAGTTTAAAGGATGTGCCTGAAACTTGGATATTTCAATATTACTGTAAGCTATCAGAAAAACTTACCGGTCAAGATGTAAAAATAAAATCAATATTTAATGAAACTGAGAAGACACCAAGTATGTGGTTGTTTTGCAGTAATGGTAAATATTTCTTTAAAGATTTTTCTACAGGTAAAGGCGGTAATGCGATTAAGTTAGTACAGGAATATTTTAATGAAGATTTTAAGCACACATCCATTCGTATAATAGAAGATTATAATAGATATGTTCTTTTAAATAATGGTACAGAACATAAACTAACAGAGTTTAAAGTTCATAGTAGATATAAAGTAAAGTATGCGCAGGTTAGAAAATGGACAAGTCAAGATAAATATTATTGGCAACAATATAATATTAGTTCTAAAATTTTAGAAACTTATAATGTAAAACCATTAGAATATTATAAGATGGAAAAAATTGAAGACGATGAACTAAAAAGTCTTGAAATAAAAGGACCATTTATTTATGGTTATTATTCTCAATCTGAAGAACTTTATAAAATATATCAACCTAAAGTAAAAGAACATAAATTTATTAAGATTCATTCGCATCTACAAGGAATAGATCAATTAGAAAATCACCCTTTTTTATTGATATGTTCAAGTCTTAAAGATGCAATGGTAATTAAATCTGCTAAACTAAATTTAGACGTTGTAGCACCAGACTCAGAGAATACTATTATCAAAAAAGAAGTTATAGATCAACTTAAAAAATCTTATAAAAAAATCATAACTTTATTTGATAATGATAAAGCTGGGGTAGATGCTATGAAAAAATATAAAGAAATATATGATATTGATTATGTATATTTTAGTTTAGAAAAAGATGTAGCTGATGCTGTAAAAGTTCATGGTAAAAATAAAACTTTTATTAGTCTTATACCAGCAATTCACAAAACACTTAATAATGACTAAAAAGAAAAAAGTAAACAAGCCTAGGAATTCTGGTACAATGACAGAATCTGCATTTTGGAGTTTTATTAGAAGTGCTTTAAGACAAAAAAGTAGATTCTGGAAACCTATAATGGAATGTAAAAAAAGAGCACGCAAAGCATACCAAGGACCTAATAAGCGACAAAAATTTCAGTATCAGTGTAACCAATGTAAAAGTTGGTTTGCTGAGAAAAATGTTAATGTCGATCATATTGTTCCTGCTGGTACATTAAAGTGTGCTAATGATCTTCCTGGGTTTGTAGAAAGACTATTCTGTGAAATTGACAATTTGCAAGTGCTTTGTAGTAGTTGTCATGATGTTAAAACTAAAAATGAAAAAAATGGCATTTGAAGATTTATTTAATGAGCTTATAGAAGATGTTGTTGATCAAATAGACAGTGACATTGTACACAAAGATGTAGAAGCCTTAGAAGAACTATTACGTTTTTGTCCAATAGAAAACTTAATAAATTATCTTCCAGAGGAAAAACATGATAACTTTAAAAACTTATTAAAATGGACTTAAATAAAAGATTTGAAACATTTATTACAGACACTCAAAAATTAATCATTGAACGTTTTAATCTTCAAGAAGAAAAGATTAAAGTTCTTACTGATTTTTTAGAATATGAAGAAGCTTTAACAAAAGATAAAGATAGTGCTACAAGAATAAGAATAGTTCTTGAAGGTTTAGGTATATGGGAACAAAAGTAAAAATTGCAATAATACTTTCTATTACATTAATTATAATATTTATTAAAAAAATTATTGTATTAGGAATGATTGCTGTAGGCGCTATATTTTTTCCTGAAGCATCTAAAGTTTTAAGACATTATTGCTTTGGGGATGGAAGTACATTATATCTTAAAAGTGATTATATTAAAAATTCACCTGTAGTTAAACGAAAACTTGCGAAAATGAAAGTAGGACAAAAAAGAAAAGTAGCAATTCGTCAATGGGAAGACTACAGATTGTCTTATGCACTTAATCCTTTTATGATGGAAAAGAAAAAGAATAAAGTTGTAATTACTTGGTGGATGAATTTTGATAAAACTGGTAAAGTTTATACATTTTATGGACCTTTTCCATTACCAGACAATATCGTACACACTTTTAATTGCACACCCTTTTTAGTTTATCATGAATTTAATTATAAAGAATAAAAAAATGCATCACGATGAATCTATTTTAGCTAAAGAAATTTATATAAATGTATTTAAAGCTACTTGGAATACTGAAATTACAAATCTTAAAAAAACATTATACAAAAAAGAAGCTTTAAATATTAAAAAATGGAGAGCTGGGGATGAATTTAACCCAGGTGAAAGCTGGAGAAACATTGCTACAAATTATGTAAATTTGTATCCTGAAAAAGCTCTTGCTTTAAATATAGTAAAAGATAATCAAATTTGCGGTATCCAATTATGTGATGCTGCTATGTTAAAATTAAAAGAAACCGATAAGGACGGTTGGTATTAATATGTTAATTACAACAATCACTCCTCAACAATTTGTTGATGGAATTAATCCAAATGAAATAATGTTTTACGATAAGAAATTTTATTTTTCTTATAACAGTTTAAACAAATTATTATATTGTCCAGAAATATTTTATAAAGAATATATTTTAGGAGAGAAAGAAACATTAGACGCCTCCTATCTTACAGAAGGAAAACTTATACATTGTCTTTTATTAGAGTCAGATAAATTTGATCAACAGTTTATTGTAATGACAGGTAAAATGCCTAGTGAAAACACAAAAAGTGTAATTGACCGTGTCTACATGCAGCATCATCAATTAAAACAAAATGGCGAACATAAAGGTGACAACTTAACAGATTATGGAGATGCTATTATCGATGTTTTGTTAGATATGAATTTACATCAATCTTTAAAAACAGATGAACAAAGAATAGCTAAAATTTGTACACCGGATTCACTTATCTATTGGAAATTTATGTTAGACAGTTTTGGTAAACAAATTGTTGATCCAGAAATGTTTAAGAAATGTAGCGAAATTGTAGAGAAAGTAAAATTAAACCCTGAAATTTCTGCTCTTCTTAAATTAAATCATGGTTCCGAGTGGTGGTCAACAGTTGAGGTTATGAACGAAACAGCAATGTCTATTGATCTTAAAAAGTATAAATTTGGGTTAAAAGGTGTTATAGATAACTTGGTTATTGACCCTATTGATAAAGTAATCAAAATCAACGACTTTAAAACATCTAGTAAAACTTTAGTAGATTTTCCAGAGTCTGTTAAATTCTATAAGTATAGTTTGCAAGCAGCTGTTTATTATTTACTAGTTGCTAATAAATATTCAGATCTTCTTGCTCAAAATTATAGAATTGAATTTAGATTTATTGTTGTTGATAAAAATCAACAAGTGTATCCATTTTTAGTGACTGATGATACTATGAAGCAATGGACTAAAGAACTACAAGAAGCTTTACAAGTTGCTGATTATCATTATACTAATAAACAATATACATTACCTTATAGTTTTGTAACAGGCGCAGTTAAACTATAAATAAATTTAATGGAAAAAATTTATGAAATAAGGTCTGTAAATTCAAAGTTTATTCAGAGATCTAAACTGTTTATTTATCCTCTTTTGTATATACCTAAAAATGTAGAATTATAT